GATTGTTTCAGATCCTGAATTATTAACTACGTTAGCAGAAGATGGTGATACGAATGCAACACAGTCTTTTCTATATTCCGCAATATTATCAATTACATGTTGAGCTACACTTGGACTAGCATCACCAGTAACCAGTAGCGAAACATCAACAGAATCTGCATCTTTTAGCTTATCCCATGCAACTATATCATTTGCATCAGTTGCTGTAGCGTATACACCACCCGATAGTGTTGTACCGTTTGCTATTGCAGATGTTAGTCCAGAGACTCCTACGTATGCTACGCCGTTTGATGTTGCAGTACCCCAATTTGTTGTATTTGCAGGATGTGCTAGCCAACGAATCCAATTTGATTGAGAAGCTAAGACATCAACATAGAAGTTCGATGATCCGTCCCAATTCTTCGCATCAGATGCAACTGATAGATTTTTCCATGTTTCTAGAACAGCGCCAGCTGCATTTGTTCCTGCTGGAGTTCCTCCTGTTGCAATTTGACCAGTTGCATCGATTACAACAATATGAATTTCATCATTTGATGTTCCTCTTGATGCAGCATATTGCGATGTTCCTGGAGCCGAATCAAAAAACGAATTGTATGCCCAAGATGAAAATAGAGAGGCGTTGCCGGCAGGACAATATGCTACTCTAATTGAATTTCCTAAGCTACCTGGATGTCTTGCTGCAACACCAATGAAATTTGTAGCGGCCCAACCGTTGTTTGCTGTCGTAGTCGATCTAAAATTGCTCAACCATTGATCGTTGTTTTCTATCAATACGCCAGTTCCGTTTGATGTGGCATTTCTTAGACTTGAATTACTTGCGCGAACAACTTTCAAGTTGTTTCCGTATGCCAAGAAGCTAGCTGCCGAAAAGAATGATGTTGCAGAATTGTTTGTTGGCTTACCAAAAATGCTAGCAAGTGTATTCTCGCTATCGACAGTTATGACGGTGTTTGCAGGACCCCATTCAAAATCTCCAACAAAACCACCATTTGTAGTAGAAACGGCAGGAATTATTGTTGTTAGATCGATTTCGGTTGTAACTACACCAGGACTCAATTGAAACGCCATTGTTTACTCCTTTCAGAAGTAGAAATTTTTGACAAATATATGTTATTATTTATCAAAAAACGTTTTTCAAAATCTACCACGCCAATCATAATCATAGCTATCTAACGGAGCTTTCAATTTACGTTCTTCAACCCACTGTCTTTCAATGTCCGCTATTTCCATATTTCTATCATTTATGCCATCATCAATAATACCGAATGGTACTAAGTCATCTTGCGATATATTTAGTTGTTCTTTTTGGAGCACAGTACGAATATCGCCGTTTAAAGACTCCCTAAAGTTTCTTTGGGCTATAAACCAAGCAAAAAGAACCAATGTCATAGCCAAATCGTCATGACTACCCTCTTCAGCAGCAAAAGATTCGCGAGTAGCTACAAAGGTCATCAATTCCATTATTGTATCAGAATCCATGATCAATAACTTATCGCTTTCAATCAATGTTTTCAAATTTGAACAACCAATTCTCTTTGTAGTCACAGATGTCTTGACACCAAATTGTATCTTTTTTGTATGTCCAAATGACATTTGCTGTCCTTGTCGAGGCTTGATTTGTATCTTGACAAGATTTTCGTATTCAAGTTCATGATGTAAAATATCAGATATTTGCTGACCTATATCATTAATTTCTACCAATACATACGCATTGTTATATGCTGTGGCTGCATTAAATATAATTGTCGGATAAAGTAAAGGTGAAATATCTTTATCTCTATATTTGGCAACTTGTTTGTACGGTATACTTGTAACATCTATAATCGAAAATGCCGAATAATCAAGGCCCTGACCTCTTGATACATCAACCGTGATAACATAGGTATGACCAGTTTGAGGTTCTTCGATTACATCAAATCTACCATCTTGACGAATTGGATTATTGAATACAAGCGTTTTTAACTTTGCTCCTGATATTAATGTATGAGAAGAGCCAACAAATTGTGTTTCAAACTCGACCCTAAACTGATCAACTGATGTATTTCTTATTGTTTCTTCTTTCCATCTTTCATCACGACCTGGAACTTCTGACCAATGAACTTCAACGGGTACATAATTACTTCTCTTGCTTGTAGCATCCGCCCACATACGATAGAAATGATTTAGACCGTTGGGTGTAGACACAACAAGAACCTGTGATGTCTTACCAGAAGAAATTGTAGGATACACAGAATTGAAGAATTGATCGGCTTGATTGTTTGGAACGAACGCATATTCGTCAAGAAATAGAATGTTATATGATCCACCACGAACTGCGCTCGATGATGTTGCTGCAGCTAGAACTTTTGATCCATTTTCAAGTTCAATATTACCTTTGTTCCATGTCACAATTCCTTGTTGCAACCAAATCGGCAGATTTTCATATGCAAGCTGTAGACGACTTAATAGTTCGCGAGCAGTTGATCCTTTGTTTGCAAGCATTGCAACGCTTGTGTTATCACGAAATAAAATCTGATGTAAAAGATATGCAATGATTGTAGTCGATTTACCAACCTGACGAGGCATTTTACAAACGACGAAACGATTCTTGTGAAATGTTTCAAGCATGTTTTTTTGGAAGTTCCACATTTTGAAAGGTACAAGACCTTCGTCAACGTTGACGATCCGAATGTAGTTCAATGCAAAATAAACAGGATCTTCGGAACACTTCATATATTCCTTAACTTGATCTTCTGTCCACTCAATCTTGACGCCTGCGCGTTTTAGATTGGGATTAGACATATATGCAATAGTGTCAGCCATTGGATTGCTGTTCTTTATTTTGTCTTAATAGTTTTTGAAGTTCTGCTGTTGATCCTACAAATACAGCATTTTGAACATTTACACCATTAGAAGATTTTGATGTATCTTCTGTTAATTCTTTCATTTTCTTTTGTAGATCAATCAATTCTTTTGTGACTTCTGATATGTTCTTTATCATACCAGCAACAACTTCATAGGCTCTAGGACTTTCGCTCTGCTTGGCAACAAAGAGTAATTCATCAAGTGCTTCTTCACCTTTTCTAACAAGGTTACGAATTGTTTGACGACTTAGGTCATAATCCGTTTGTGTATCGTTTTGAGGTTCTACTTCAACAGGAACCATTTCTTGTTTATTTACTGGTTCGATATTTAATATCTCACTCAATTTATCATCAATTTTACTCATCATAATCCTAATGTTTGTGGAAATTCAATTATTGTTTCTGTAAATCCAAAATCACTATTTACATTTGCGGTTATTGGATCAGGAACAACTGTACCAATAACAAGTTTTATGTTAGATGTATATGACGTAGAAACATTCCAATTTGCACCAGAAGATGCTCCAGTTATATTTACATTGTTAGTAAATACACCAAATCCATTTTTTGTTCCATATACATCTTTGATATATAGTTTTCTATTTAACGTATCGTGTTCAATGACTTCAGCTTTTGCAGACGGGAATTCATAAGTTCCACCCTGCCAAATAATTTCTCCAGATTTGAATGTGCTAAATCCACCGGGTTGCAAATTTATAACCAATATTTCATTGCCACCAGAAGTTCCACTTGAAAATGTTCCGTAAATATTCGTGTTTGCTTTTGTGATAATCTTAGAATCTGTGATAGGTCCAAAAAGCATAGCCTTTACTGTAAAAGAGAGATCAAAAATAACAACTCTGGTTTCGTCGTCATCGTGTGAACTTTCATAATCTACTGTATAACCAACAGAATTCAATATGATAGGTACATCTTTTTTAATACCCATCGAACTTACTAAATCGAGTGTTAAAGTGTAATCGGGATTAAAAATTGGAAGTATTTGTTCTACTATTTGCCACCCATCTTCAATATTTCTTACATATATTGAAAGACTGAATTCATAATTATAAGGTACACCCATATACTGAGTTTTTTGTGTTGTATTTGTTGCAGTTTCTATATTTGTATTTTTTAATAAACTATTTTGCTTTCTTAATGGATCGTACTCAACACCAACAATTTCAAATGAAATTCTTGGTAGTGTTACTTGTATACTCTTTAGTAGATTAGGATCACCCTTAACTCGATTATAAAACTTTTCTTTTTGGGCATATACAATAGGAACAAGAACTCTCTCAAGTTCTTGTGTTCCTGCTTTGTTGTATCTTACAAGTTGAAGTTCATTGAATAGAGAACCAAATGCAACTACAAGTTTGCGTGTAATTCGATGATAAAAATGGTTACCAAAGATACCTGTCATCAAGGATCTCCGAAAGGATTTGATTCTAAGGAATCGATAATTGTATTTGCATCTGTCTGTATTTCAAGATTGTTTGCAATTTCATCAGATACACCTTCAAAATTTTGTCTATTAAATGTTGTTACTGTGAAGTTTGCATTTGATGTAACGCCTTTAATAGATGCACCTTCTATAAACGTACCTTTAATGTTGATCAATTGTAGTGTTGTATTACTTGGATACCAATCTTTAACAACTGCTGTAGATGTGGCAGTTGCAAAACTTGCACCTTGATATACAGTTTCTTCTCTCAAGTATGCTCCAGTTCCACCAGAATTCATTGACATATTTTGTGTATACGAATACAAACGACCAACATCATCAATTTCTTTAACGCCTGTAGTAAATCTTTCATTTGAAAACTTATAAAGTTCCATGCTTAATTCATAATAGTAAAATAATGGTGGACGACGACCTAATGTATAGAAATTTCTTTCTTCTTCCACATACTTAATTTCATAGAGATTAGCAAGTGCAGGAATATAAACAAGATCACCTTCGCGCGGTCTTGGATATAAAGAAATGGGTGCATATTTTTCATATGTACGACGAGCAACAACTACTCTGAGGGAGTCTCTAATTTCTAAACCAAACTTACTAAAAAATTCACCAGGACCTTCAAATCCAGCGACTGATTGAATATACATCTCCATTGAATATGCAGCATTATATGTTTTTACAGGATCTTCACCATAAATTGCATCTTCATCACTTAACGACTTTCTTGGAACATAGAACACATCAGTTCCATATTGTCTTATTGTTTCTATAATAAGATCCTCAGCAAGAAGCTGTTCTGGTGTAACAATACCAGGAAAATTATTGAAATAATGATTTACTGCCATATTTCAAACCAATTAGCCAAGTAAAAATTCCGTAGGAAGTTCATATTTGTCTTGCATTTCTTGTTCTAGTGTTGAAATTTCAGACTCCGCTTCATCATATATTTGTTGACCATTTAACTGAACACCACCAGGCAGCTGAATACCACCGAACTTCTTCATATTCATTCCCCATTGACGTTTGATGAGTGCTGTTGCGTATCTCTTTAACCAACGATCATTGTAAACATCTGTGTATGAATTGGGATCAATAATCTTATAGCCCTCAATGACCAAATATTCACCAGCTTGTATATCAGTTCCCCATTGAAAATCGATATATAATCTATTTTGATGTCTATTGAATCTAACAGGCTGTTCGCCTGAAAATAACATGTCTAGTGTGCGTAAGTGTTGTTGTGTCAACACAAAGTTTACATATGATGTTGATGTGAAGTCATATAGTTCATGTAGACGCAGCTGATAACGAAGGTCGAACATGTTTACGGTTGCTGCATTTGATATAGGAAATATTCTTGTGACACCAGTGATAGAATCTGCTGCCCCAACAATACTAATAGGAACTGAATTTGCACTTGAAGAATATGCAGAATCCATTGTCATTGTACTTTTGTCGATGACAGAAGATACAGTTTTTGTTTCTCCGTTTATGGTCAATTGTGTGACACCGGCTGCAAATTCTGATGTAAAATTAGTCCCGGAACCCGTAACTGTAGCACTTCCAGAAACAACTGTAGCTACACCAGAAGCTTGTGTCATGTCAATATATTCACGATTAACATCAGTTTGTGATACTAAATGTTTTAGATAAATCTTTTGAATTGCATCATAGTGATAGTCTTGATAGAACTGAAGAGCATCATCGATTCTATCTTCGACCTGATCGTCATCTACGTTTATGTCGATGACAGGAAAACCCAAACGTCGTTTACAATAATCAATAAGATTATTTCGCGAATTGATTGTACTCATTTTAAGTATTCAATGATATTTTTTTCATTTGATCCAAACTTATGTTAGTAGTTATCAAATCATTGTCGATCTGAACGACTCTTTCAGGATCTCCTGAGTTTGCCGCATGTTTCCTAGCTTCATTTAAAGCAAGCACTCTATTTTGTAGTATAATAATTAATTCTTGAATAGTCATATGTAACTCCAAACCTTAAAAGAATATTAGTTGTCTAAATGTTTCCGAAGAACCATGACGATTGAAAAGCAGGTATTTTAAACCATCGATAGTTTTGAAAATTTCCATTCTATTGCCAGTAACAGCAGTACCCGCAGCATATGGTACAAAACCCGCACCATATATTGTGTTGTTTGTCAAATCGAAATAGTATATACGATTGGTTGCGTCACGTTGAATGTAAATTCGATCTTTACCATCATATGCATAATGTGAACCTGTCGTCAATGCTTCAAAGTTTGGTGTTATAGTCATGAAATGGAATAAATCTGTTGTCAAGTCAATTCTATCTAAACCAACAGCACCACCACCTCTAAATCTAAATACGTTGCGTCCTTGATTTGATGAAGTTGATGAATCAGACTGCCATCTCAAATGCGACCCAACACCAGGAACGACTGTTGGCAATATCATATAAGTTGAAGAACCTGATCCCGAAGCTACAGCAGTACCTGTCGTTAAAGTACCTGTAGTAGGAGCAACACCCGTGATAGCCAACTCTTGGTTTATACCAGTTGAAGAAACAACACGCAAACGTCTACCAATTATGTTGTTTGTTGCCCATGCACTAAAGACAATCGTACCTGATACTGTACCAGTTAGAGGTGTGTCTACAGTAATAGTTGTAGTACCACCGCCACTTAATACTCGCGTACCTGCGGCAATACCAGTACCTGAGACATACCATCCATTATGGATAGGTGAGCCCACTGCAGAGATAGTGAATGATGTAGCTCCCGAACTACCACCTGAACCTGTTGCTGTTGACCAAAAACTATTCGTATCGACTAGTGTTGTTGTTGACTGTGTACCTAATGAAACACCTGATAGATATGATAGATTCTGGTTTACATAATGTTGACCTATCATATCGCGCTTTGCAATAACAAATCTAGACAAACCAACAGCAACTGCAGAAAGTGCAGCAATTGGCGTCATAATTGTACCATTCGTAGTATTTTGAGCAACAAGCTGCATAGGGCTACCAGTAGCAAGTAGACCGAAAGTGGTCGCTGTAACAACAGGCGCTGCTGTCGTTGCGTACAGCATTGCAGGTATCATGGTAGGTGGATAGAATGTGATAGTACCTGAAGGTGTGCCACTTGTAGACTGTGAAAGTGTAATAGTTGCAGTGCCTTCACCAGAAACAATAGTTGTGCCATTTCCTATATTAGTTCCTGAAACAAACCATCCGCGAACATACGTAGGCACACTTGCTGACAATGTAATTGAAGTTCCGGTACCTGAGCTATATGTTGCAGTTACGGGTAATGGTAAATTAGTTGGATGACTAAATGTAATAGTACCAGAAGGTGTTCCAGAATTTTGAATTGACAGATTGATAGTTGCAGTACCTTCACCACCAGTTAAGTAAGTACCCAATCCGATGTTAGTTCCTGTTACAAGCCAGCCTTTGCAATATGCTGGAACGTTACCTGTCAACGTAGTGGTAAACACACCTGCACCACCACCAGATGAATATGTTGCTGTTACGGGACGTGGCCACTTAGAGAAAATAATTGTACCTGTGGGTGTACCTGCACCGGTTAGATTGAACGTGATTGTTGTCGTACCTGCGCCGCTTTGTACTTGAGCGCCCGCTGCAATATTTGTACCATATGCATACCATCCATTGATATTAGTTGGTGTTGCTCGCGAGAATGTAACAGTTGTTGTTGAACCGCCTGTTGCAAGATCGGCATGATATTTCGAAGCATCTGGTAGAACCGATACACCGACAGTTACGTTATCGGAATACTGATATGTACCTGTTCCTGCCGCAAACGGTGTATATGTGAATGATGTTGCAGAAGGAATGCTTGCAATTTGCACTTTACCCGTAACGTTATATGCATTCGTAGTATTAGTAATACCGCGAATTGATACCCATTGATTTACTTTAAACTGATGTGAATGTGAAGTGGTAGCGGTTATTGTAGTTGTACCTGAAATAGAAGAGATTGTTACAGGTTTTTGTTCATATACGACATGTGTAGCAGTGCTAGTTCCGTCTACAGGTAGTGCAGCTGCTGCTTGTACTGTACCTTCATCAAGAATTCTACCGTGCGATACTAAGTCAGATCCTTCAGCATGATATAAAAATGTTTCTGCACTAGCACCTACAGTCATCAACATGTCATTTGTGTATGATTGAATTGCATAAATCGATGTATTATCAGGTTGAATATTCCATGGATCGTATGTTATAATGCTATCGGTACCATTACTCATAATTTGACGCATTTGACCATCGCCTGTACCTGCAATGATACGAATTGCATAATTAGCCCACCGATTAACTTCCCAAGTTTTAGATGTATCACTTAGAATACGACCTGTAGCCGAGGTTAGAGTGCCGGCATCATAACCAAGAATATTATATCGACTTGTTGAATCAAGACCTGTTCCTAGTGTAGTTGAAAATGTTAGAGCTGTTCCGGAATTACTTAAAATTTCAGCAATTTGCGCTTTACCTGTACCGGTCCAAATAAAGCAGTGATATCCTGCCCATTGATTTGTGGTCCAATTTGCATTTGCGTCAGTAAGAGTTGTTGTATTTCCAGAAGTTGCTTTACCTGTATACCAAATACTAGAATTTTCAGTAAATCTTTCTAAAGAAAGATCTGAAGGAACTGCAGGTACCATATTGCTATTGATTGACTTTGCATACCAAACGTCTTCAAGAACGCTATAATATTGCAAAGTTAATCCACCGTTTGCTACTGTTGCGCCGGATGCTAGCCAAACACCGCCCGACTGAATTACATAGCGTGATGTGTCATCAGGTGTTACGCTCCATGCACTATCAACAGTGATTGTCGAAGATTCAATTTGATATTGAGTACCAATTGCTGTTGTAGTTATGCCGATGGTACCTGCTGTAGTAGATAATGGAACAGCGTTACTATCCCACGCATAAATGTTAAGATCTGCAATTGCTAATACTGTTGCAGAATTGTACAAAATCTTACGAACCTGATTCTGGCCTGTACCACCAGTTGTACGAACAACGTATCCGATCCAGTTGTTAAATGTCCATGCTTTTGATGCATCTGTAATGTTTGCAGTAGCTGCTGTTGAAACGCCGCCCCAATCTGCTACTACCGGAGCAGAAACTGCTGTGATAATACGTTCTTGACCTGCACCCTTACCTGAAATGATACGAATTCTATAGCCAAGTGCTGATGAATTGGGTAGACCTGTTGTAATTGTAGTTGAAGTTGCTGAAATTACACGACCATAATATCCCTGTGCTCCAGCAAACTGCATTGAAGAAGCAGCTGTGGGTGGTATACCGGGTGTAGCAAGTTGAAGATATGTATCAGCAACAGTATCATATCTCCAAAAGTTTGTTGCGTTTAATAGCATATAAATGTATCGACCTGATCTTTCATCGAAATCGGTATTATCAGCATTACAAAATGCCGAAACACCAGCTGTGGTGCCGGGTGTAGCTGGTAGCGGTCTTGTCCATTCCCATACAGGTAGATCGACTTGCTTTTGTAATTTGTTTGATGTTAGTGCCATAATTTACTCCCGAATTCCTCTTATGAGAATGTTAATGCCGAACGAATGCCAGTATTATACGCTTGTCTTGCAGGATCAGCAAACATTTGTTGATTCCAACCATTTAACGCAGCAATATTTGTAACCGAACCAACTGTATTAACTGTAGTAACTGCACTAACCGTGCTGACTGTAGCTAACGTTAAACCTGCGGTAATCGAATCAATCGTAATACGCTGACGTTGTTGTGGGTCAACTACAGACTGTGATTCCAAGACTTTTATAAGTCTTCTTAGAAGTATAATAGATTCTTCTGATGCAGGATTAACAACTTCATCTTTTTCATTTGCTAATCTTGTTTGTTCAAAATATGCCATTAGATTTTCCTCAGATTATATTATTAAAAATTTAGATCCAGTAGATACTAGTCTACACGATGATCCATTATATCGTAAAATTAAACTTGTATCGTTATTTATCAACTGACTACTTACAGTTTCAAGTGTCATTGAACCAGAACCACCATTAAAAAAATAATAACTTTTTGCAACTGCGGCTGATGGTAGTGTTATGGTAATATCAGTCGTAGCATTTGATATTATAGCTTGATCTGAACTTGTCATAGTGTAACTTGAACTAGTAGTGAAGAAAGTATTGATTTCACTTGAACCACCGCCACCGCCACCGCCGCCACTACCACTTGCGCTAATTGTTATATTAGTTCTATTCCCCAAAGAATCATCTGTTATCGTTATTGTGGTGTTTGTTCCCTCTATGAAGTTTATTTTGTTTTTACTTGATATGAGAACGCCAGATTTTTCTATGGGTACGGTATTAGCTACATTAGCACGATCAAATGCTAATGTAGCCGTACTATACGCATCATTTGCTTTGTTAAATGCTGGTGCAACACTATCGATAACTAATGTGGCTTCAGAAACCCATTTAGTTCCATCAAACACATAAGTTTGATATACATCTCCCGTAGTGGGATTTTGTGGAAAATTTAAAGCCATTAGTTATTTTACCCATTGTATTTCATATATTTATGAAATAATTTATTTTAGTCCCATGTTTTTTCTTATTTCAGTTGCTGATATTTTAGTTATTGAGTCGTCAAATGTCTCTTCTTGAATTGTATAACCAACACTTCTACCGTATCCAATATGTGTTATATTTGGAACTAGCATGATATGAAATCTTCCTTGATATAGTGGTTCAAGATCTCTTTTAATTGCATTAGATACTTGATCGAAATTAAAAGGATTTGAATCATTCCAACCATGACAGTCTCTAACCATTATACACACTTGTTCTTTTTTCTCTAGCAATCTTTCAAACAATGCACGATGTCCCTGGTGCCATGGCTGCCATCTACCAAGCATTTGAACTGTTTCTTTTCTCCAATCAAAAGTAGGTCTTCTAGTATTATTGAGTATTTTTTCCACAATATATGGAGCCCATTTTTCTGCATTTTGTTCAGTTATTCTAAAATCATATTCATTTGGTGGAACAAATGCTTTATTAGTGTCTTCATATCGACCTTTTTCTATCGTGTCCATCCAAACGATCCAGTCAGGATCTACTTTTTCTCTCATCTCAGGCAATGGACATATGAAGTCGTTTAGAACGAACGAATGATAGCTTTCTTTTGCTAGATCGCGCATTCTATCAGCTTGACGAAGTCTGCCTTCTCTAGAGAAGTCCCAATCATCATATTTTTTTCTTACTTCATCTCCGTTGAGGTAGTATGTATCGGGTAGTAGTTCGCATATTTTTTTGGCTATGGTTGTTTTGCCTGAGCCAGGTAGTCCCATAATTAGAATTCTTGTCATAATATATTCTCCAAAGGTTAAGTCAATCTATAATCTTTCATTCGACCTGGTTTATGTACTTTCACAAAAATATTTACTGATTCTGCAACATTACTCATTGTATTTAAATTTATGTCAAGTTGTTTTGCACCCAGCATACCTTGTTCTTGTTGCGATCTCCAATAATTAACAATATTGTATGTTACATCAAAAACTTCAATATCAATATCATGCTGTATACCAAAAGTGCTATCACTTAGTTTATTTTTAATGGATTTGATATTTACTGTTTGATCAAACATTCTAAATGTTTTTTCAGTCAAGAATCGAACATGCGTATAATCATCGTAGAATAAATCGCATCGATGATGTGGCACACAGATATACCATTGAGCGCCGTTTTTACTCACTCTATACATTTCTTTGATTATGTTTGTGAATACTTTTGGATTTTGACCCAAGTGTTCTAGAACATTATCTGCATGAATGCTTTCAAAAAAGTCTGTTTCCCATGGCCATGGTGTTGATTCGAAATCAAATACTTCGTCTGGATTGCATTTTGAATCGACATCTACATTCCAATGATCTTCTAGTTTTTTGTAACCACAACCCATATTGAGTTTATTGTGTTCTGGTGTCATTAATATATTCCTCTCATAATATGTTCTTTTATAAAATTATCGTATTTTATTGTGGACTTCTAACGAGTCATTAAATCCAAGCATTCCAGAATATTTCTCTATTGTATTGTTCATACAAATCAAGACCAAGATATTCTACACAATTAACAGTTGTTTTCTCTAATTTCGGTTTGATCTTATGAAGATTTGGTAATCCTACGGCAAGATCGTTATATTTTTCAACTTGTTCAATTTTTGTAAATGTATGTTCAAATTGAGGAATTTCAAAGAAGTCGTATATTCTTTTGGTTTGTGATTTAGGACTATTGCAATATCTTCCATAATCTACGAATAATAGTCTATCAAGATATCCCATAGTTATTGCATCTTTCATGTGAGCATGAGCTAAACCTAATGGTCCGTTAGGTCCCGCGTAGAAGTATGCTCTTGATGCAATTGTCGAAGATTCTCTTAGAGATTGATCTGGAAGAGCAAAAAAGTTTGGATTATTTTTTCTAAGTTTTTCGAATGATGCTAAAATTTCTGCTGGATTGCGTACCATGCATACAATTTTTATCTGTTTTTGTAGAATATTTTCAAGCAATCCTATTTGAGAAATCCATTGACGATCTTTGTCAAAAACAATATTCTTTTCAATGTGACTGTAGTATCCTTGAATGACTCCTGAAATAGCACCAGTTTTTGCTTTGTCGTTTGGATATTCTTTATTTGTTTCAAATGAATTCCAGTTAGCATGAATTGAACCAACAATTGATGATAGTGATGAAACTGCTTCTGAGTGTATATCAGGATTTTGTTTCAAAATATTACACAGCATTGTTGAACCAGAACGAGGCAATCCTGCAATAAAATGCACGGTTTTCATAATTAATCCTTTCTTTTCAAATCAAATTTTTCAATTAAATCGTTTTCTAATTTTTCAAAAGTTTCGGTCCAATCACCAAATTTCTTTTGTCGATAGATTTTAGTTGTATTCTGATACCATGGACTATGATCTTCTCCGTATGCCCATACATGATATGGAAGAATAGGAACTATAACCCAAGTAGGTTTACCCATGGCTGATGCTAGATGAGCAATTCCTGTACAAGATGTAATTACAAGATCAAGATTTTCTATTGCTGCTGCAGTATCTTCCCATGACAAAAGTAAATGTTGAAGATCACTAATTGATTCTGGTAATTCTCTTAAATCACTATCTCTTTGTAGGGAATATAATTGCAATTCATCATATTTGTGAAAATTGATTAATGGTTCCGGTGGAAAAATTCTAAATTGTTGATGTTCAAATTTAGGATTGCCGCTCCACCTAATTCCAATCTTTATCTTTTTTGAATTCAACATTGTTTTCCAGAGAGGAACGCTTAATGGATTCGCTGATAGATAGGGTTTATTTGGAAGTGTTTCGAATGTATGACCAAATAGCCAGCTACAACTAAATCCAGGAATCCAATAGTCGTGATATGTTTCTCTCACTTCGTTTAACGTGATGCATTTTTCTACACCTTCGATTCGTGAGAACATAGCATGTAACGATTTGTCACAACATAATATACATTTACCGCCAAGATTTTTTATTTCTGTAGCAAATCTTGCGAAAATTATTTGATCGCCATAACCCGCTTCTAAAGCAATTATTACGATTTTATCTGTAAGATCTTGTTTTTTCCAAATTGGTTTGTCTGTAGGAATTTTTCTAGAACCATAGACATTTAAAAATCGACCTGCTTCGAGTGCTTGAAATCCTTCTTGAAATTTACCTTGATTGATTAGAAACCAACCTCTATTGAAAACATGTCTTAGATTATTTGGTTCTGTTTTTTCTAATTCTTCTGAAATTTTCCAAGCTTCGTCAAAACGACCACGAATCATTAGATTTAGTTCTTGATCAATCGGATGCATGTTTCACCTTTAAATTATAATAAAGTAGCAATTATCATTTAGTATATTTATGTGTGCTTGTTGATGAATAATTTGAGATCATTCATCGATTAGATTTAATTTGGGCCATTCAATCATTTCTATATTGTACATGTCCATTTGTTCATATTTTTGCACTATGTCTCTTAATTCCTGTCTATAAGTTTTCCAAGAATTTGTCCATTGTTGAGTGTTTTTTTCTATTACATCATTCAATTGAGTCCAATCAGACTCTAATAGTCTTCTATTTCTCTCAGTTTTTAAGTGTGAGAAAAAAGATTGTTTTCTATTATTTTCTATCTCATTTATTTCGTTTATGCTCAATTCGATTAAATTTAGGGTTTCTATAACTTTATCTGGTTGTATTTCGTAGTTGTATCCATCTGTTCTGTGTGTTTTTTCATCAAAAGATTGATATTGTTTTTCTACTTTAAACCAACCTACAGAATTTAAAAAAGTAATATTTGCTTTATCTAAACCAGAAATAGTTCTCCATGATTTAGGCAATTTATCGTGATATTCAAGTATTTCGTTGTTTTGTATATATACCCATTCAGCCATGAATGTTTCCTCACTTTAAAAAGTTAGTCCTGTTGTATGATCGCCACCGGCACTTACACTTTTCCAACTAAATGATCCTATTTGAACGGGTGATGATCTATTTGTTGTTGTGCCATCTCCAAGACGACCGTAATTATTAAGACCCCAGGTGAATAATAAACCATTAGACCTAATAGCTGCTGTATGCGTAGCACCAGCACTAACACTTGTCCAGCTTGATGTTCCTATTTGTACGGGTGATGATCTATTTGTTCCTGTACCATCTCCAAGACGACCATTTGCATTACTACCCCAAGCAAATAATGCACCACCGCTTCTAATGGCTACTGTGTGAGATTGTCCTGCACTAACACTTGTCCAGCTTGATGTTCCTATTTGAACGGGTGATGATCTATTTGTTGTTGTGCCATCGCCAAGACGACCTTGACCATTATATCCCCACGTAAATAATGCACTATCAGTTCTAATAGCAGCTGTGTGTCCGTTTCCAGCACTAACACTTGTCCAACTTGATGTACCTATTTGTACAGGTGATGATTTACGTGTCGTTGTACCATCGCCTAGCTGACCAGAACCATTATAACCCCATGTAAATAAAGCACCATCAGACCTGATAGCCGCTGTATGAGTTCCACCAGCACTAACACTTGTCCAACTTGATGAACCTATTTGAACAGGTGATGATTTACCTGTCGTTGTACCATCACCAAGTTGACCTGAACTATTAAGACCCCATGTAAATAAAGCACCATCAGACCTGATAGCCGCTGTATGAGTTCCACCAGCACTAACACTTGTCCAACTAGATGTGCCTATTTGAACAGGTGAATTTGAGTTTATTAATGAGCCATCTCCAAGTTGACCTGAAATATTACGACCCCAGGTAAATAATAAACCATCAGACCTAATAGCAGCTGTATGATTAACTCCAGCACTAACACTTGTCCAGCTTGATGTTCCTATTTGAGTTATGTTACTCATTCCACTAGGTCTACCAAGCACAGGTACCGCAGGAGTATTAAGACCCCATGTAAATAATGAACCGCCTGATCGAATAGCCGCGGTGAATGAGCGACCTGCACTAACACTTGTCCAACTTGATGTGCCTATTTGAATAGGTGATAAACTTTGTGTCGTTGTGCCATTACCCAATTCTCCTGCATTATTACCCCCCCATGTAAATAAAGCACCATCATTTCTAATAGCAGCTGTATGATAACCACCCATTCCAGCACTAACACTAGTCCAACTCGATGTTCCTATTTGAACAGGTGATGAACGAGCTGTCGTTGTACCATCACCAAGACGACCCGTACTATTATTACCCCACGTAAATAAAGCACCGTCAGTTCTAATGGCAGCTGTATGAGTTCCACCTGCACTAACACTTGTCCAACTTGATGTTCCTATTTGTACAGGTGAAGATCTAATTGTATTTGTATCATCGCCTATTTGACCTGAACTATTAAGACCCCATGCAAATAGTGCGCCATCAGATCTAATAGCAACAGTATGAGTGCCACCAGCACTAACACTAGTCCAACTTGATGTGCCTATTTGAACAGGTGATGATTGGTTTATTGTTCTACCAAGCTGACCTGAGCTATTACCACCCCATGTAAACAATCCGCCATCCGATCTAATAGCAGCTGTATGATAGGCGCCAGCACTAACACTTGTCCAACTTGATGTACCTATTTGTACAGGTGATGACTTAGCTGACGTTGTACCGTCACCAAGTTGACCGTTGCTATTACTACCCCATGTAAACAATCCGCCATCCGATCTAATAGCAGCTGTATGATAGGCGCCAGCACTAACACTTGTCCAGCTTGATGTTCCTATTTGAACGGGTGATGATCTATTTGTTGTTGTACCATCACCCAGACGACCACCACTATTATAACCCCACGTAAATAAAGCACCGTCAGTTCTAATAGCAGCTGTATGAGTTCCACCAGCACTAACACTTGTCCAACTTGATGAACCTATTTGAACAGGTGATGATCTATTTGTCGTTGTGCCATCACCAAGTTGACCTGAACTATTAACACCCCATGTGAATAATCCGCCATCAGATCTAATAGCAGCTGTATGACCTATCCCCTGATTACGACCCCCAGCACTAACACTAGTCCAACTAGATGTACCTATTTGAACAGGTGATGAACGATTTATAATAAATCCTTTTTGACCGAAATTGTTACGACCCCATGTGAATAATCCGCCATCAGATCTAATAGCAGCTGTATGAATACTACCAGCACTAACGCTTATCCAGCTAGATGTGCCTATCTGTATAGGCGATGAACGAGTTGTCGTTGTACCATCACCAAGTTGACCTGAACTATTAAGACCCCATGCAAATAAAGCACCATCAGACCTGATAGCTAATGAAAAATTATTGAAGTGGGATAAACTAACAATTGTCCAACTTGATGTTCCTATTTGTACAGGTGATGATTTGGATGAGAGTGTTCCATCACCAAGTTCACCTGAACTATTAATACCCCAAGTAAATAGCGAACCACCAAATCTAATAGCAGCTGAATGAGAAACAGCAGCACTAACAACTGCCCAGCTTGATGTACCAATTTGTACAGGTGATGAGCGATCTGTTTTTGTACCGTCGCCTAGTTGTCCGTAATTATTACGACCCCAGGTGAATAGCGATCCATCTGATCTAATAGCAAGTGTATGAATAAAACCAGAACCAACACTAGTCCAGCTTGATGTGCCTATTTGTACAGGTGATGATTTATCCGAAGTTGTACCGTCACCAAGTTGACCAAAACTGTTACGACCCCATGTAAATAATGCACCATCAGTTCTAACAGCAGTCGCATGAATACTACCAGCACTAACGCTTGTCCAGATTGATGTGCCTATTTGTACAGGCGATGAGCGATTTGTCGTTGTACCGTCACCAAGTTGACCATAACTGTTACGACCCCACGTAAACAATAATCCATCAGATCTAATAGCAGCTGTATGCGTTCCACCAGTACTAACGCTTGTCCAGCTTGATGTGCCTATTTGTACAGGTGATGATCTGTCTATCGTCGTTCCATCACCAAGACGACCATATGAGTTACGACCCCATGTAAACAATAATCCATCAGATCTAATCGCAGCGGTATGATATTGACCACAACTTATAGTCGTCCAGCTTAGTAAATCAATTTGATTTGGTACTATTCCTGATTCGCCATTACCAAGAAATCCTAGCTCATTGTACCCCCATGTAAATAATAATCCATCAGATCTAATAGCAGCTGTATGTGTAAGTCCAGCACTAACGCTAGTCCAGCTCGATGTGCCTATTTGTACGGGCGATGATCTATTTGTCATTGTACCATCACCAAGTTGACCTGAATTATTATAACCCCATGTAAATAAAGCACCATCGCTTCTAATGGCTACTGTGTGTGATTGTCCTGCACTAACACTTGTCCAACTTGATGTGCCTATCTGCACGGGCGATGATCTATTTGTCGTTGTGCCATCACCAAGACGACCATTAGTATTATTACCCCATGTAAACAATAATCCATCAGATCTAATAGCAGCTGTATGAACACCGGCAGAACTAACACTTATCCAACTTAATCCATCTATAGCTGTAGGTTCTATAAAAGTTCCTGTACCAAGTTGACCAGTAGTATTGTATCCCCACGCAAATAACAAACCATCAGATCTAATAGCAGCTGTATGAGTACCACCAGCACTAACACTAGTCCAGCTTGATGTGCCTATTTGTACGGGTGATGATCTATTTGTTGTTGTACCATCACCAAGTTGACCTCTATTATTATAGCCCCAAGCAAATATCGCACCATCGCTTCTAATGGCTACTGTGTGTGATTCTCCAGCACTAACACTTGTCCAGCTTGATGTTCCTATTTGAACAGGTGATGAACGAGCTGTCGTTGTACCATCGCCCAGATTACCGCGACCATTATATCCCCATGTGAATAATTTATAATCGCTTCTAATGGCAGCTACATGATTTTTTCCAGCACTTACGCTTATCCAACTAGATGTGTCTAATTTACCAGGCGTGTCCCAAGAGCTTTCATTTCCCAATTGACCAAATCTCATATTTCCCCAAGCATATAACATATTATTATTTGCTTGAGAAATTGTAGGATTTATTGATATGAGTTTCTCAACTAACAACATTTATTTACTATCCAACATAGAAGCAACACCTCTCCAAGTGGTGCCTGCATCATCCGTAATAAAGACTAAAACATCAACACCAGAAGTTGTTAATGTGGGTGCAGTTCCTGATGGCCATTTCGTAGCAGGAGGCCAATTTTGAGTCTGTGCCCCTCCATTGGTCAATTCTAAAACAAATCCTCCTGCGGTTGTTCCTGTTGGTGGATTTGAAAAAGTCCACGTTGTTGTACCCGTTGATGTTGCTGTAAAAAAGTTACCATTTTCTAAATTTATCGTAATTGATCCAGTTGCATTTCCTAAATCTGTTCTATATAGAGAATAATCACGGAAATTTGGTCTTTGTAAAATATTATCAAATAAATTCACGGTACCATTAGCAAATACTCTAATTCGCTCAGTTTTTGCTGTAGCTAAAGATATTGTATTTGCGTCACTTGCGTATATTGCAGCTTCAATTCCTACCGTTGGTGTGTTTGACCAATATATGCCAGAATTAGAAAAAGCTACTGTCGAAGCTAAAAATGTAACATTTGCACCAGACATGACAAGATTGCCTGTCATAGTATTTCCTGTTTTCAAAACAACAGATGATAGATCAGCTGACGCAACTATGGTTGTATTTGTAACTGATGTTAGACGACCTCTTGCATCAACAGTTAATACTGGAACAATTGTCGATGAGCCATATGTTGCAGCAGTAACACCAGTAGTTGTCAAATCAAATGTTAGGTTATCACCAGAAGCATCTGCAACAATAGACACATTACCTGATGTTAATATAGTTAATGTATCAGCGTTAGAATCTGCTACAAGCGATGTTCCATTTGCAATTATTATTGAAAATGCATTCTGTGTAGATGCATTTGCTTTATCAAATGCTGCTGATCCAACTACTAATGCTGTATTAGCTGTGCCATTGGCTAAGTTAGCCCTATCAAATGCTGCTGATCCGACAACTAATGCTGTATTAGCTGTACCGTTTGCAAGATTAGCACGATCAAATGCTAATGACCCAATGACTAACGCTGTGTTTGCTGTGCTATTAGCAAGATTAGCACGATCAAACGCAGCAGTTGCTATTGTTGTATCAATCGTCGTATTTGTAACTGATGTTAAACGTCCTCTTGAATCAACGACAAATACTGGAACAATCGTTGATGAGCCATATGTTGCAGCAATAACACCAGTAGTTGTTAAATCAAATGTTAGATTGTCGCCTGCTGCATCTGCGGTAATAGCAACGTTACCTGATGTTAATATAGTTAGTGTATCGTTATTGCTATCAGCTACAAGCGATGTTCCATTTGCAATTATTATTGAAAATGCATTCTGTGCAGATGCATTTGCTTTATTAAATGCTGCTGGAGCAATAACTAATGCTGTGTTAGCTGTACCGTTAGCTAAGTTAGCTCTATCAAATGCTGCTGATCCAACTACTAATGCTGTATTAGCTGTACCGTTTGCAAGATTAGCACGATCAAATGCTGATGATCCAACTATTAATGCTGTATTAGCTGTACCGTTTGCAAGATTAGCACGATCAAATGCTGCAGATGCTATTATGTTTGCACTATTAGCTTTATCAAATGCTGCACTAGCATCACCACCAGACGCTGTTGATGAAATGGTAATATTTACCCTATCTCCAGCAGAATCGTCTGATATAGTGATTGTAGTTCCACTACCTTCGATGAAATTCAATTTATTTCTTGTTGATATCAAAGTCCCTGTTTTTTGTACAGGAATATTATTAGCAACATTTGCTCTATCATAAGCAGAATTTGCTTGATTAAATGCAGGCGCAACATTTGCATAAGAAGGTACTGTGTTAGGATCTGCACTCAAATAAGGGTTAGTGACAACCCATTGAACAGTATCCGCATCTCCGTAGTTTATGTAAAGAGAACCATCAGAACTATTCCACCATAAAAAACCATTCGATACATTTGCGGGTGGATTGTCTGATACAAAAACTATTGAATTAGAAGAAGGTCCACCCGTTCCTGTATTAGCTTTATCGAACGCAGCAATTGCAACAATAAGTGCAGTATTAGCTGTGCCGTTGGCTAAGTTAGCTCTATCAAATGCTGCACTAGCATCACCACCAGACGCTGTTGATGAAATTGTAATATTTACCCTATCTCCAGCAGAATCATCAGATACAGTGATTGTAGTTCCACCCGCTTCAATAAAATTCAATTTATTTCTTGTTGATATCAATGTCCCTGCTTTTTGAACAGGAATGTTGTTGGCGATATTCGCTCTATCAAATGCTGCTGGAGCAATAACTAATGCTGTATTAGCTGTGCCGTTGGCTAAGTTAGCTCTATCAAATGCTGATGATCCAACTATTAATGCTGTATTAGCTGTGCCGTTGGCTAAGTTAGCTCTATCAAATGCTGATGATCCAACTATTAATGCTGTATTAGCTGTACCGTTTGCAAGATTAGCTCTATTGAATGCAGCTGGAGCAATAATCAATGCTGTGTTAGCTGTGTTATTAGCTAAGTTAGCTCTATCAAATGCTGATGATCCAACTACTAATGCTGTATTTGCTGTACCATTAGCAAGATTAGCACGATCAAATGCAGCAGACGCAATTATATTTGCACTATTAGCTTTATCAAATGCAGCTGATCCAACTACTAATGCTATGTTAGCTGTATTGTTAGCAAGATTGGCACGATCAAATGATGTTGATATCCAAATACTAGTATTTTGGCCGTTGAGTATTAGATTGCTTGTTCTTATGTTCGCATTTAGCGTATCTATTGTAAAATTATTTCCTGTAGTGTCAATATGACCGCTTTCACCTTGATGCAGGAAATGTACGTTATATTCTTTAAATAAAAACCACTCTTTTGTTTGATGATCTCTAAATAAACCCGTGTGAACTATTTCGGATGTAGCATTTGCATAATGTGCTGTGAATCCTAAGTCAGTAACATCACCGGTATTATTATTAGCCAAAAGTAATATAGGATCATCTATTGCAATCGAAACTGTATTGAATGTAACTACATTTCCCAATACATTCAAATTTCCAGTTACATCTAAATTTCCTTGAATCTCAACACTACCTGATATAGATCCACCATTTGAAGAAAAAGCTGCGTTTGCTTTATCAAATGCTGCTGACCCAATGACTAACGCTGTGTTTGCTGTGCCATTAGCAAGATTAGCTCTGTCAAATGCTGATGATCCAACTACTAATGCTGTGTTAGCTGTACCGTTTGCAAGATTAGCACGATCAAATGCTGCTGACCCAATGACTAACGCTGTGTTTGCTGTACCGTTTGCAAGATTAGCTCTATCAAATGCAGCTGACCCAATGACTATTGCTGTGTTTGCTGTACCGTTTGCAAGATTAGCTCTATTAAATGCAGCTGGAGCAATAACTAATGCTGTGTTTGCTGTGCTATTAGCAAGATTAGCTCTGTCAAATGCAGATGATGCAACCACTAACGCTGTGTTAGCTGTACCGTTTGCAAGATTAGCTCTATCAAATGCAGCTGGAGCAATAACTAATGCTGTGTTTGCTGTGCCGTTAGCAAGATTAGCACGATCAAACGCAGCAGATGCAACTATATTTGCAGTATTGGCTCTATCAAATGCAGCTGGAGCAATAACTAATGCTGTGTTTGCTGTGCCGTTTGCAAGATTAGCACGATCAAATGCTGCTGAGCCTATGATTATACCAGAGTTAGCTGTATCAAATGCTGCTGAGCCTATGATTATACCAGAGTTAGCTGTATCAAATGCTGCTGAACCTATGATTATACCAGAGTTAGCTGTATCAAATGCTGCTGAGCCTATGATTATACCAGAGTTGGCTGTATCAAATGCTGCTGAGCCTATGATTATACCAGAGTTGGCTGTATCAAATGCTGCTGAGCCTATAGTTATGGCTAAGTTGGCTGTATCAAATGCAGCACCACCACTACCACTAATACTTAAGACTTGATCATTAGGTGCTTTATAGTATAATACACCATCAGCATAGTTGATTGCTATTTCACCGTATTGTAAATTTGATGATAGTGGTATATTTCCGCTAGTACCTGAATTTTTAAGAATTATTGTTGTTGTATTTGACATTAGAATGTTCCTCCAAATATTATTGGAAGAGCTTTAATTTCATATTTTTCGGTTGTTGAATTATACACCAATACAGAATTATTATTTCCGTCAACGACAGATACATCTGTCAAATTTACAAGTTTCGACGCCGATATTGATACCGGTGTCATTGTTCTTACTTTTTGTTGATTTTGTGAATTTATTTTTACTGCTATAGACATTTTTTATGAAACTCTAGGTGTTATAGTTAGAATGCCCTCAACAATTCTAGTAACAACACTTGATGGACTAGTAATTTTTACATCATAAAGATATCTACCTGCTTTTATATTTTCTGTTGTCGTAGATGCCAACAATATTGTAACATTTCCATTTCCAGCATCATTGATTGTGGATGTAAAAACAGCAGTATTATTTACCGAATAATATGACTTCTTGATATTTGCATTTATAGAATATCCAGAAACATTGATGGGTAGATTAGTCGTATCGTCGGTTAGGGTTAAAATTGTGCTAAAAGTCGATCCTTGATCTACTATAAGTTCTGCGTATGATGCCATTTTATACCCTTTTTGATATTATTTATCATATCAAAAAAATTTAAATTTCACGATACTCTTTGAACTAAGTAATATCCACTCACCAACCCACCATCAGTATCAGCCCAATATCCACGAGATCTCCATGTTCCAGAAACACTACCTACACCAGCATCTGTGTCCTGATAAATTATAGAACCGAAAGCAAGATATACTGGAATTTGTGCATTTCTTGCATAAGACCCAGCACAATCAACGACTAAATAAGACCCAATTGGAAAATCAGTATTAACAGAAGATGATCCTGTATAAAAATTTGAAATTGAAGTATTGCTTGCAGAAACTACTCTTCCTCTAGAATCAATCGTAATTGCGGGAATAGAAGTCGCATTACCATAACTACCCGCTGTAACACCAGTCGTTGTCAAATCAAAAATAATGTTATCATTAGCAGATACACCCACTATTGAAATGTTACCTGTCGTTCTAATCGTTAATGTATCAATATTACTTGACGGTGTGATAGTAGTTCCGTTAGCAACTAATGTTGTCCATCCTAATTGAACAGATCCATTAGCTTTATCAAATGCAGCTGACGCTATGACATTGGCACTATTTGCTTTATCAAATGCAGCAGGAGCAATAGCGAATGCTGTATTAGCTGTGCCGTTAGCAAGATTAGCTCGATTAAACGCTGCAGATGCAATAACATTTGCGCTATTAGCTTTATCGAATGCACCTGATGCAATAACATTTGCGCTATTAGCTTTGTCGAATGCACCTGACGCTATGACATTTGCGCTATTAGCTTTGTCGAATGCACCTGATGCAATAACATTTGCGCTATTAGCTTTGTCGAATGCACCTGACGCTATGACATTTGCACTATTAGCTTTGTCGAATGCACCTGATGCAATAACATTTGCACTATTAGCTTTATCGAATGCACCTGATGCAATAACTAATGAGGTATTAGCAGTACCGTTAGCCAGATTAGCACGATCAAATGCTGATACTAATGTCGATCCAACATTAACACCAGATAAACTTATCGAATTAGCTGTAACAACATTGGAAGTAACACTACGATATGTAGCTAAACCATCGCCCAAAACATCGTTCATAGAAACAATCAACTGATTAGTTCTTGTGCGCCATTCATCAAAAGTGTTTGTTAATGCAACATTGCTAATTGGCATATTATTTGCGCTCCGTCAAAATGAACAAGATTTTATGCATAGTGTCTTTTACTTCAGCAAGTTCTTGCTTCAAGTTATTTATTTCATTAATTTTTGATAGCATTGCTTTTTTTTGTTGATATTCTTGTAGCTCTTTTTTGTTCGTATTCAAAATAGCTTTTGAATTAATGTCACGAACATAAGAAGTATCTGTAACTTTTACTTTCATGTGATTATTCCGCAGGCAATGCTATTACACGAAGATCACGAATCTTAGGTACTATAGTTGGGTCCGAAGAACTCATTACAATTTTAATTGAAAAATACTTAAACGAATCATATGTAGTACCATTTGTAGTGTATGTTATAGCACTAGAATTTAGCGAAGGTCTATATTCGTATTCAATGTAGTCATTTGTATTAGTAGAATTTAGTGAAGAGAGAGTATATTGAGCCATTTTGACATAATTCTTATTGTCAAAATCGTCCTTATCATCACTATTCATGACTTTATAATATACTTCTATTCCAGTTGCAGAAGGCTTGTATGCTGTTAAGAATACTCTGAGATCTCCAGAATCGAAACCATCTTCCAATTCGACTCGTCTTGTGATGTATCGAGCTAGATAATTCCCGCCAGAATTTCTTGTTTCACCCAAAATAATTGCCGTAGCATTTCTTGTTGCACCACCTTCACTAACTGTAATTGTTGGTGTTTCTGTATATCCAGTTCCGAAGGATGTAATGTAAATTCTATCTACAACACCACCAACAACATTAGCAACTGCAGTTGCTCCCGATCCATTACCGCCAGTTATTGTAACAGTAGGCGCAGTGTGTCCAGCACCACCATTAGTCACAACGACTGTAGAGTTTGATAGATTGGCGTTGTTTATGTAATTTTCAACCGAGAATAGACCAACACGTTGCATATCGATTACAGGCGAAACGTCTGAATTTGTAGAACTTAAGCTAGCACGTAAGACAAAATCGCCTGATTGATTGATTATTCTACGACCGATACCATCAGAGTTAAATTCATAGTCTTGATTTTCGATGAAAGATGTAAAACTACTCTCTAGCGTTGATGTGCTCTTTGGTTTAGACTTATAACCATAATTTAATGAAGAAGATGCAAATTTGATTTGATCTGCTTTTACATACATTGCGTCCATGTTTGTGTTAGAGCTAGGTGCTTTAACATTAAACAATGCAGTACCTGTAGTATTCGTTGTGAAATCACACTTTTTCATCACAAACATTAGATCTTGATCTTGGAATGGTGTCCAAGTCGTTGAATTTTGTGACTTGAATAGCGAACCGATGTATGGTTGTTTTGATACTATTCTATCAGATCCCAAAATTTGTTCACCTAGCTTTGCAAGATATACTTCATATTCAGGACTATCTGAATATACTACGATTGCAAATTCTCCAGGTGGAATATAAAGAGGTGCTGGAAATGTAAATGTTGTTGCTGTAGATGCATTTGATGTGCTTGGTAGATCTGATACATTTACTTTATTGACATCTACTATAACACGACCATTTGGAAGAATTAGAGAACTGTGTGGATATCCGTTTATTGTAGGTCTAATTTGAATTTCTACAGGAATTGTTCCTGTGCTATCTTTAGCAGCAAAGAATAGATCTACGCTATTCAAGAATATACCTTCAGGATGAACTTGTTTATCCACAAAGAATGTTTGAGATAATGGATCGCAACAACCAAAATCTGATTCTGAACCTGAAGGTGCATCAGAAACAGGATTAGGTTCTGGTCCTTGAGGATCAGAACCAGGCGATGAATTTTCTGATTGAGATGATACAAAAGGTGTGCTAGGCGTAAAATCTGCAATTAATGTTGAGCCGACCACTTGATCTCTTGTCACGACATCTCTAACAATACGCTGACTTGTAGCAGAAGCACGCTGTAGAATTGGAACGCGAGTGGTAATTACGGTTTCTTGTGATGCACCAATCAATCCCTGAGAAGCAAACTTACCGTCACCACTTGTTGTGCTTGCACCTAATGAACCGGACTGAGAATCTAGAATTCTAAATACTCTTTCTCCAGTTTTGAAGTTTAATGTTGATGTGCTAGGAACAACAAACGTTCCTGCAACTTGTCCGTATTCATTGGTTTTTGATGTACCAATAGAATATCGTGTATTTGAACCCGGTGTAACTAAGAATCCTGCGCTATTATAAGCAGATCTTGTAGCTCCTGTATAAGAATCGATTGTATATGAACCACCAATTCCTAAACCGTCAACAAAATATATTGTGTTTCCCGTATAATAACCATCAGTAGAAGATGCATCAAAAGACAAATTGATTGCTTTAGAATTTGCACTTCTTGCTGTTCCCGAGTAATGATTATATGATACTACAGTTGCTGTATTTCCTGAGCGCGAACCTGTCCAAATTTGGTCAACTAATACATTTCCAGAAACATCTGTAATATATGCAATATTACTTGAATTTACTGTACGCGATAGTAAGACATTTGCTACATTGCTTGTTCCTGAAGTTATTCTTTCAGAATTATTAATGTCAAAGAAATGATTTCCGTCGAAAACAATTTCATTTGCACGAAGAACATAATTTGTAACACGCTGATCATCAAAAGTGAAATATACTGTCTTTCTAGGTTTGAACTTGAGACCGACAAAATCAATATCTTGCGCTCTCATGACAGGTGCAATACTTAGATCAACGATTCGTTCACCTGATTTTGATGTAATCGTGTCAAATGATATTTTCTTTTGAATTCCACTTTGAACTTGTGTTGTTACTGTAGATGTTGTTGTTCTTTCAACTTGATCTTGCCAAACTTGAAAACCAGAATTTCTTTGTTCATTTATTCTATTTGTTGAGACTTCAACACCTACTGATTTTGTTTCCCAATTACCATATTCAGTATTGAATACAGATGTATCGTTATTGAATGCAGCTTCTAATGCTTCATATGCGTCATTTTCTCCTGCAAGATTGACATTTACATCAGGCAATATTGATTTGTTGAAGTAAAAATCACTTTCTGGATTTAAGTATACTGAACCCAAGAATTGAGCATACAAGTATGGTTGAACTGTTTCTGTTTGTGTTGCAACATTTTGAGAAACAACTATTGACGTTGTATATGGAAGTGTAACAATACCTGCTGTATTTGAAACACCTGAACTATTTGTATAGTCATAGTCCATATAATGAGCTACTGTAATAGCTTCTGGACGAAGTTCTTCTGTTCTAAAATCAATTGAACAACGATAATCGCGATTCTTAACATCGCCAATAGCGTGTCCTTTGAATGAATCGACTAGAATTCCATTTTTAGTTCTTTCTAGACCATCAGCATCTTGAATTGTCAATACTTGTGTATTTTTCTCTAATAGATTAAGAGATGTGTAGTATTCTAAGTTTTCGATTCTCTTTTCAAGAGATCCGATATCTCTCATCGTATATCTTTTATTTTCGATGTATTTGACAGTTACATTTGCAGGATCTGCTGTGTATGGTGGTAATGTCAAATTATATAGAACCATAGAATTTTCTGGTTCTCTAGGATACTGTGGATTTAAAGATGGAACACCTTCAACTACTTGGAAGAAACGATCTTTTGTCAATACAATCTTATCTCTTCTTGCAAGATAGTAAGAATAGTCTGAAGAAAATGTTTCATTTGGTAGAGATATTCTAAATCCTTGTAATGTATATCCTGGTGAAGTATTAGATGCATCTAATCTTCTAGGTCTAAAATCAATACAATCTCTCAAGTCATGTACTGTACCTGTTGTTGTGCTAGTATACTGTGGAATATTTGCATATGTCGGATATGAATCTACCGAGAAGTATCCTAGACCATCACTAGGTCCTGTTTCATGTTTGAAATAGCTAAAACAGACAACAACATTTCCTGATGGCGGTGTTTTGCCAGGAAGAAACTCTATAGCACCATGGTCATAATATGTATCTCTTTGACCAGTATCCATCTTATATCTATTTGTAATATCAGTATACGATGATAGAGCAGTGCCATTTGTAAATGGAGCTGTTCCAATATCATAAACTTTATCTATTGAATAGACATCGGATACATAAAGCGAATCTTTATTTCCAGGAATTTTATTTGGAGCACTTAGATGAACTTGACCAACTGCAGAGTAAACAGATACATTGCTAAAAGTACCATTTGCGGTTCCACCTTGTGTTAATATATGTGTTGAATTGGAACTTACTCTTGTTTTAAGCTTTTCATTTATCTTTGATCCCGAATTAATCGCAACTTTAGCCAAAATATCAGCAGTAAAAGTTAAACCGCCAGCTGCTGTAAATGTAGCTGTTGGTGTTCCACTATTATTGACAACAATAGAAGAACCTGATGTTGTCATAGGCAATATCGAACCGTTTGCCCCGATTGCAGTACCTCGATTGTTTTTTATTATAACAATAAAGTTTTCTAGTGCTTGAGTTGATGATTGTGTTCCATTAACTAAGAATGTTTCACCCGTTCCCGCCGAAAGTGCGCTTGTTGCACCTGTAGTAAATGTTGTATCAGTTGCAAGAACTTTATAATACTGATATGATTGATCAGTAATACCTGCTTTGATATAATTTTCTGGATATTCAAACAAATATTTTCCAAAGTTAGTGTCTGTTATAAATGCATCACCGGTACTTACGCTACCAATTTTCCCTATAGGTGCAATATCGAAACTACCATTGAATGTCATTGGCGTACCTGATGTCAGATTAGCAAGACATTCAACGTCTTTTGTTGAAAAATCGATAGAATATGTGTCTGTGTTTGCAATTGCAGACAGAATAGTTACGTTTGAATCTAGATATGCTCTACGATTTGTTGCATCATAATTAACAATTCTTCTTGTTGTTCCTGATAGACTTCCTGATGTTATGCGAATTATTGTACCAAGATACGCATTTGCTGTCGAAGAATATATTTGATTTCCTGTATTTGATAGGAAAATACTATCATTTGATGTGTTAGCAAAAATTATACCAGTAAGATTTCCATATTTTGTATCAGAAACATAAACGCGATAATTATATGTCGATGAATTCTGTGTGTTTGATGCACTATCATAATCAATATTAGTTATTCTTGCTGTTCCAATTTTTGTAGAGTTATAAGTTGTTGGATTTGTTAAACTCAAACTTGATTTATTTACACAATGAAGATCAACAAGTTGTGGTCCAATTCCAGTATCATCAAGCTTAAACACACCAGTAGATGTGGCTCCTGACATTGAATTTGCATTTGTTGTCAAGAAATAATTACCATAATTCATCGTTAATGTGTAATTATTTACATTTGATGATTCTCTAGATCTTTTAAGAGTAAGATTTTTTGCAGATGTTGTTTCGAATTCATAACCTTCTACATATGCTTTTCCAGGATCTAGAGTGACTGTGAATAGCTCAGAATTTGGTGTTGTATTAGCATGATTTCTTAGACGAATATTAAATGGTCTAACCGTATAGCTACCCGATTCGTCATTTGTTCTTCTTGCTAAAGTCTTTTCCAATTCGGAATATTGTGGATATATGATTTTATCTGTGATTACACCATCTTCTACACGAAGTAATTCGATAAACTTACTATCGTCTGTACTATCTAATGTTCTTTTTGCAAGAACTAGTTCAATTTTATAACGAGCAGCTCCAGGGGCTTGAAAATTTGAAGCTTCTAATGCAGGATCTAATAGGGAAGTGTCTGAAGTTGGTAGAACTATTTCTTTGTTTAGTTCTAGACCAATACGATATGTTGGTGTGACACCATATTTGTCAAGAATTATTGTCTGAGCACCAACTCTTGCAAAATAACCATCAACAAATATGACACCGTCTGAAATACTTGCAAGTGAACCAACACCTTGTGGTCCAGAAATGTTTGCATAATTTGAAAAGTCTGTTGTTCTAATGGTATCGTTACTAAAAACATCACCTGTAATATAATTGATCATTAGAACAGGAGTACTACCAGATTCTGTTGCAGCAACAAAAGCTGTTGATATTGTCGTTGATGTATTTGTTGAATTATTTACATATTTTCTATTAAAGTTGGATACTGTAATATCAGTTCCGTTATATTGAGAAGATAAGTTTACTGCAACTGCAGATCCCAGAGACATTTGAGCGCCCTGAACGATACTACCATCTTTGAATACATGGTCGCCAAAACGTTCCT